CAGAACAACGGAGCACCGTCAAGACAGCACTATGGACCTAATATCTCCTGTAATGGAGCTACAATGACTTTCTCTCCATTCTATATGGGAAACCATACAAAACCTTGGGATATAGATGAAGATGGTATGAGACCTTCTAGCTATACAATAGCTGAGAACTGGGGAGGTCAGATTAACTTTATGATACCTTTAGATCGTGAAGGTCTAAATAGATGTAGACGAATAGCTAAACGACAAGAAGAAAAGATGCGATTGGATTATGAATTAGTCCGTACTCTTAAATGTGCAGAACTACAACAAAAAGGTTTTATGTTAAAGCCTGGTTCACGTGTTGAAAGTATGTGCAGCGATGTCATAGCTATATCTTCTTATCTTAAATCAATTAAACCCAATAAAGAAAAAACTAAACCTTGGTATAAACCTTTTTAAATATGAGCACATTAACTGAAAGAAAAAAAGAAGCAGCAGCTAAGCCTAAAGCTAAAAAAACAACCAAGAAAACTACCACTACTGAATAATGATTGCCCTTATCAAACCTATTTTATTTACATTTCTATCTACCTCTGCAGTAAAGAATCTAGTTATTAATTTACTAGAAGCTTATGCAGCCACTACTGATAATACCATTGATGATAAGGCAGTAGAGATAGTCAAACGAAACTTATTCCCAGGAATTAAAGAATAATGAAGAAAGCCACAGAAGACCAGTTTAACGAATTACATAGCCTCGTCACAGAAGAATTCCTATCACGGGTCAGAAGTGGCACAGCTTCTACTCAAGATTTAAAAGCAGCATGTGAATGGTTAAAAACTAATGATATTAGTGGAGTAGCTTACGATGGAAACCCATTAGATAAACTAGCTAATATCTTACCTAAAGTAGACCCTGACCTAATAAACAAAAGGATGTATGGCAAAATCATCAACTGAAACATATCGTACAAATGCTAAGTCTCGTGCGAAGCATGTAAAAGACAATAGCCCTGGCGGTAAATATGCTCATTCTAATGAATATAAAAAGAAGCATTACCGTCAACGTAAGAAATTAGGATTAAAAGTCGGTGATAAACGTGATGCATCTAAGCAATCTGATGGATCATATAAAGCCGAAAGTCTTAAAATCAACAGGGGTCGTAAATAATACATGACCCCATTGCTACCAACCCCTAACCATTATTTATACAATCTAATAACCATGACAAGTCCTGACGCTAAAAAGCTCTGGAGAAGAGCTGTTAAAGAGCACTTCAATTGTACATGTGTTTATTGTGGAAACAATTATGAATTACATCAACTTACAATCGATCATGTTAAACCTAAATCTAAAGGTGGTGAAGATATTGCAACAAATGTTGTACCAGCCTGTAGAAGATGTAATCAGGAGAAGGGGAGTAGTAATTGGCTCGGATGGATGCGAGCTACTTTTGGAACAATACCCGATAGGGAACAAATGATCCTTACACATATTAGTTAATTATGTCTTACATAGGAGGACCATTACCAGGTCAAGAAAAGACTGAAGAAGAACAAGAAGAAAGTTTAAATAAAGCTTTAAGCACGGGTAAGAAAATTGCAGGTGCATTAATTCCAGACCTAACTGATCCAAGAGAAACTGCTGAGTATTTTACAGATTTAGTTAGTGATATAAAATTAACTAGAAGTCCTATTAAAGGAGCTGGTGTATTTGCTGGTAAAAGATTAATGGCAGATTTACCTGTAGTACGTAGAGCTGTAGATGCTGGCCAAGAAATCGCTAAACCTATAATAAAAAAAGCTCAGGATTTTTTAAATAAAGATTATTTTGAACCTGTTTATGCTAGTATAGGTGTGCAGCCTCGAAATCTTTTAAGTGAAGGTGTAAATACTCGTTTAAATAATAAACCTTTAGTCAGTAATGTATTTGCTTCTACTAGCGTACCTAATTATCCAGCATTGAAACCTCATAGAAGTTTTAAAACTACAAGTAAATTAAAAACACTTGATGAGTATAAAGATACTTGGAGGAATTGGCCTGATAAAACAAAAGTTGGACGAGATAAATTCTATAAAAAACATGGGATGTGGATTACCGATGAAGGTTTTAAAATGAAACCTGATGCCTTAAGACAAAGCCCTGCAGATAAAGCAGAAAATATTAAACGGTTTGGAAATGAAATGAATATAAGATCTGATAAAGGTGTTTGGACACGCAAACAGCGAGGAGATATTTTAACTTATATGTCAGGTGAAACACCAGTATCAACAAAAGCTGCTAGTTATAAAGACCCTGTAACTGGTGCTAATATTATACCTCATCATAGAACATCTCATGGAGAATTAGCTCCTTGGACAGATTTTATAATAGATAAATTAAATAGTGCTGATCCACTTATTAAAGCAGAAGGTAAAGAAATGCTTGAAATAGGCAAGGATATATTTAAAAAATTCAACATAAAAGTTGGTGATACTTTAAAAAATTATGAAGGGTATTTCCATGAAGCACATTTAGGTCCAAATAGTATACATGATTTATTAACTCAACATAAAATAACTGGACCTAGTAGTAGATCTGCTTTTGATTTTACAAAAGGACAGAATGCATTATCTAAAGGTATTAAAGTCGGTGATAAAACTATACCAACTGCAGAGTATATTAGAAATTTACCTTGGAAACGTGAACAAGTTTTTAAATATAGAAAAAACATCATAGCTGAAGGTAAAGGCTCTGGTAAATATATAAAAGGTGGTGAACCTATTACAGAGGCAAATACTTTTTGGAGTACTCTTATAGACTATATTCAAACCAGTAATCAACCTAGACAAGTAGCTAGAGAAGAAGTATTAGAAACATTTGGTAAACAAGGTAAAAATTGGGCTAAAGGTGAAATTTAAACACAACATTCTAACTAACTAACTATGGCAGGAAAATCACCAGTAAGAGTCGTAAGGGACATTCTATCAGAACCTGGCGGCTTTAAATCATTAAGAATCCGATACTATAAAGACGGTAAACTTATTAAAGAATCTATCGGAGATTTAAGTAAAAAAGATGAATTGAAGATAAAGAAAAAGAAGACCGCATGACGGATCCTTTAACCGCATTACAAGAAGATTTCAAGTTGTTTCTACAAGCCCTGTGGACTCAACTTGAACTACCTTCTCCTACAAGAGCACAATATGCAATCGCTGATTACTTACAAAACGGACCTAAACGTTTACAGATACAAGCTTTCCGTGGTGTAGGTAAGTCTTGGATTACTGGTGCTTTTGTCTTATGGACATTATTTAACGACCCCGAACGGAAGATAATGATCATATCTGCCTCTAAGGAACGTGCAGATAACATGTCCATATTCTTACAAAAACTAATCATTGAAACACCATGGCTAACCCACCTCAGACCCAAAGCAGACGACAGCAGATGGTCAAGAATCTCTTTCGACGTCAACTGCAGTCCTCACCAGGCTCCATCAGTCAAAAGTGTTGGAATTACTGGTCAGTTAACGGGATCTCGTGCAGACCTGATGATTCTGGACGATATAGAAGTCCCAGGAAACTCTATGACGGAGTTGATGCGTGAAAAGCTTCTCCAACTTTGTACAGAGGCTGAATCTATCCTCACGCCAAAAAGTGATAGCCGTATTATGTATCTCGGGACTCCTCAGACTACCTTTACTGTTTATCGTAAGTTGGCTGAGCGTAACTACCGTCCGTTCGTTTGGCCCGCCAGATATCCCAGAAAAGCCAAGCTCAGTCAATATGAAAACCTATTAGCACCTCAAATACAAGCAGACCTTGATACAGGTGCTCTAGAATGGGATCCTACAGATGATAGGTTTGATGATGATGACCTAATAGAACGTGAAGCATCTATGGGTCGGTCTAACTTTATGCTTCAGTTCCAACTAGACACAAGTTTATCTGATGCTGAAAAGTTCCCTCTTAAGATGGCTGATATGGTCGTCACTTCTGTTAACCCCACTAAAGCTCCTGAGTCCGTCGTATGGTGCTCAGATCCTTCAAACGTCATCAAAGAACTCCCAACCGTCGGTCTCCCTGGAGACTATTTTTATTCTCCAATGCAACTTGTTGGGGAATGGGGAGATTACGACGAAACAATTTGTAGCGTGGACCCATCAGGTAGGGGAAGCGATGAAACAACAGCAGCTTACCTATCCCAACGAAACGGGTTCCTTTATTTGCATGAAATGCGAGCATACAGAGACGGATATAGCGACAATACCTTGCTCGACATTTTAAAAGGTTGTAAAAAATATAACGCTACTACCCTCTTAATTGAATCTAACTTTGGTGATGGTATAGTAGCTGAACTATTTAAAAAACATATTCAAGTAACTAGACAGGCTATATTCATTGAAGAAACTCGTGCAAACGTTAGGAAAGAAGACCGAATTATTGATAGCTTGGAGCCTGTTCTTAACCAGCATCGTCTTATATGTAATAGGTCGGTTATTGAATGGGATTACAACTCCAATAAAGAAGAAGCTCCAGAACTTCGTCTTCTCTATATGCTTTTCTATCAAATGTCCCGTATGTGTCGGGAAAAAGGTGCAGTTAAACATGATGATAGACTCGATGCTCTTGCCCAAGGAGTAAAGTATTATACAGATGCTTTATCAATAAGTGCTGAACGAGCAATGCAAACTCGTAAGCTAGATGAATGGAAATCAATGATGGATGATTTTACTGAACATCCTGAATCTGCTACTAATCACCTCGTCTTAGGCTTTAATAAAGACCAAAGATCTCAAGCTAGAGGTAAAGATGGTGGAAAAGAAGTCCCCACCTGGATTTAGCTTAACAGGACACCTATACAGGGGAAGGGAAGGGTGGACCCATCCCCTTAAGGGAGGAATCTCGTCTTTCAGACATCAATTCCTCCTTTCTATATACTTATATCCCCAAGACACATAAACAACCCACTCCTCTTTTCTTTGTCTCCCCTTGGATATACTTATAATACTTACACTAACTACTCTACCCTATTATGAAACTATTTTTAGATACTGCTGATGTTAATGAGGTCAAGAAAAGACTTTCTACTGGCCTTATATCAGGTGTAACAACTAACCCTACCCTTATCTTTAAAAGTGGTAGGCATCCTCAAGAAGTATATTGGGATTTAATTGAATTAGGTATTGAAGATATTAGTATGGAAGTAGTGGGGGATAATGAAGAAGATCTTTTTTCTAGAGCTATAGGACACGCAAAAGAGTATGGTAAACATGCTACTATTAAGGTTCCGTGCTCTGTGGATGGTTTAAAGGTGTGTAAGAGGCTTTCAACGGTTAATATAAGGGTTAATGTCACTTTGATCTTTAGCCCCGCACAGGCGATCCTAGCGTCCTTAGCGGGTGCTACCTATATTTCACCGTTTATTGGTAGAATGGATGATAATTCCTTAGATGGTATGAAATTGATTAACGATATTAAGAATGCAGGGGTATCTGCTAAGATATTAGCTGCTTCTATACGTGACCCTCAGTCTGTAGGTACCGCTTTCGCATTAGGTGCTGATATATGCACTGTACCTGTTGGTGTATTCGATAAGATGTACAATCATGTGCTAACCGACAAAGGTATTGAACAGTTTAATAAAGATGCAGGGGAATGAGTTGGATAATACCTGGAATATGCATGGTATTCCTAATTATTTATTATTTTACTTACATCTTCCCTGAAAATATGACATAAATTTCTGAAGGCAATCCTTAAGACGGGCGAGACTCATTGCCCCCCAAGGGGTCTCGGCGTTTTTCTTTATACCGCTCGCTTCGCTCGCTCGTTAACAAGAATTGCACATGATTGCACGTATTAATTATTATTTACCGCCGCAAATTGAGCGAGTTGCGAAGCAACGAGCGGGTTGTAATATGTTTTGGATTGTTAACATGAATTGCTGCGCATCTGTGGCGACTCAATGATACATAGTAGACACACGGTTACTATCATTATTACAGAGTGTGAAGATGTGATGATATCGCTTGTGTTATGCTCAGATGTTATGTATAATTAGTATGTAAACAAATGAGGTTACTAAATGTTATTAACTAAAGAACAATTAACCATGAGTTTGTGTGAATTAGTTCAAGGTGATTACGAGTTATTAAATGATATCCTCATTGAATATGTGGATATGATTGATGATAACAAGTTCAACGATCTTGAACAGTATGTTAACAACAACATCAATGAAATTATGTGATGTTAAATGTAATTATTACAGAGTGTAACAAACTCTTGACTCACTCCTCCAAGTTTGCTATAATTAATATGTAAACAAACGAGGGTTAATCCTTCTAACATTCTTTACAACAACTCATGAATTATTACACATCATTAGTTAAAACAATTGATCAAATTCAATCACAAGGTAGAGAAGTTAAACTAACTAAATTACCTTCGGTTATCAACATCAAACGTAAAGCAATTAAGTTCTAATTCTTTACACTAACTGTTTGATTCTTTCCTGTTAACATTCACAGTCAAATCGCTGCTAGTTTGTTAACATGAAGGATTCATAAGTTTCCTTCAAACTTAACAACTTATTCACATGATTTCTATGTTCTTAACTATCAACAACCGCACATCATCTGCAATTGAAGATTTACAAGTTGATGCTTTAAATAAGCAAGCGATAGTAACATTTACCAACGGTAATACTTATGCTTATGGTAATGTTTCAACTCGTGCAATTGTAAACCTTATTTTTAATCCTGATGTGTCATTGGGTTTTTGGGTTAACAACAACTTGGTTAAATCTGAGCGTGCTTATGTATTAAATGGTGACGAATTTAACTACAAGTCATTATCAACTAAGCGTGCAAGATTGGAAGCAATTCTTGATAACAAAGAAGTACAACTTCCATCCTTTGTTTAACACAAACTGTTTAGTGTCTTAATTGACACTTTTCCTGACAATCTCCGGTGAGTTAGTAACTGTTCAACTCAGTTAATTGTCCAACTATTCTTAATAGTTTGTAAACCTTATTCACAGTCGAGTTCTTATGACTTTCTCTAGTGCAATTGAATCCCTTAAAGATTCATATAACATTGAAGATTTGCGTGTAATTGTAGAACATGGGTGTGCATCTGGTGTCGCTCATGATCACATTTATTATGCAGATTGTATCAAGTTTTATGATACTTATGAGGATGAAATTACGGATTATATTGTTGATAACTTCGGATCTGAAATGCTAGTTGAATTGTTCTCAAATAACGAAGGTAATCTTCGGGGTTATAAGAATGATTTAGTATGGACATTTATCGAAATGAATGCATCAACAATTATAGAAGAATATGAGGATGTAACTTGTCAAGAATTGAGTGATTTAGATGAAGAAGTTTACCCTAATCTTACTGAATTAAGTAATACTGAATGGGGTAAAGATCATCTTGAAATAGTAACATTATGACTAGTTTTATTGTTTGGATATGTATAGTTATCTTACTATATATCTTCCTTAAAAATATAACTAACCACGCATGATGTTATTAAACTCACATTCT